ACATCAACTGTAGAAAATAGTGATAATATTACTAGCAAATTTGGTGGAAATGCTAGTACAACCTTTAAAAATTTAACAATAAACACTGTATCATCATTTAGCGGATTCCCGCAAATAATCGATATTAGTTCAAATAAAACAGCAACAGGTGCATATGAATCATTATATGCAACATTGCCATTCGATGAATTACATTCAATTCCGACGTTTCGTTATCAAGATTTTCGTTCTAGAATACCATATACTAATTTAATTGCAAAACGATTTGATGGTGCTTCTGCGTTAACACGAGGAGGTTTTGTTGGAGGTTTATATGCAGCAGCATCAGCATTACCAGGCGGCGCATATTCAATATTTAATATTGGTGGTAATAAATATTTTGGAGCTGGTATTGGAGATGAAGGTAATCCATCCGCAATTATTAATGATTTCACGATGAGAAGTCATGTAGCAACTGCATGGAGAGATGGTAAATGGAAACCTACATTATATCCAAATGAACTAATAACACCATTCCGAGGAGACCGTGTTACTGTTATTGATTTTGGTCAACGAACATTTAATAATGCATATGGATGGAATCCAGTTACCAATCTTTTATTAGATTCAGATGCTGGGGATATTTTAGGAGCAACAGGTGTTGGCTTAACACAAGATTTTATTAAATTCTTTTTTACTGGTCCAAAATTACATAATGGTAGGGTAGATAAGGTAAAAGATGACATTATAGTTTTTAGAGCATTAATTAATAATTTATCAGATTCATTTACAGGTAATTGGACACCAGTTCAATTAATTGGGCGTGCAGATCCTAATTATCAATATACCGGATATAGCAGAGATTTAAGTTTAGACTTTACAGTGTATGCAACTGATAGAGATGAAGTTAAACCAATTTGGCGTAAATTAAATGCAATGGCGGGATATACCGCACCAGAATATGATCCGACATCAATCGCTCTTAAAGCTCCGTGGATGCGTATTACAATTGGTGATTTATTTCGCCAACAACCAGCTATACTAACATCATTATCATATACATTGCATGATTCAGATACAACGTGGGAAATTAATATTGAACAAGATCCTACAATGAAACAAGTACCACATAAAATTACAGTTAACTGCCAATTCACATTGATAACAGATTACTTGCCACAAAAGGGTGGAAGATTCTATACATTGGCAGATAAATTTGATGGTAATGGTACTGCAAAACGAGGTAATCATAACTGGTTAAGTGATTTTGCAGATAATGTTGATGTTGTAGATGATGGAAATAAATTAGAACCACGTGGTTGGTGGCAAAAAGTAAAAGCATCTAGAGGTAAAGATGGTGATGATGATGTAAAAACACAAACAGCACCAGAATAAATAAGGAAATGATATATGAGTAGATATGCAACAACTTCAGTATTACAAAATAACGATGGTATGCGAAGATTCACAACTTCTATTATACCAGTTATGCCGATATCACTTAGTGATGTTTATATCCAAACTACATCTATAGAACGTTTAGATAAATTAGCTAATACATTTTATAACGATTCTACTTTGTGGTGGGTAATCGCAACAGCAAATGGATTAGGTAAAGGTACAATCGTTGTTCCAAAAAATGTTAAATTGCGAATTCCTTCTACAGATAACATGCAACAAATTATTAATAATATAAACAATACAAGATGAGTAATATATTTTATTCAAGCGTCGATGCCAATTTACAAGAAGAATTAAATGCTCGTGGACAATCTGGCAGAAATCGTACGACTGCAGATCTTCGGTTTATGCTCGAAAAAGTTGCTAATGTTGAATTAACTGCATATGAAAGTAGTAGTATATCATCAAAACAAGTAGGTCGATTAGGTGGCGATTCGGTGTTAAGTGGTAGATATTTACCAACAGGCCCTGACGGATTTTTAAATGAATCTAGAACTTATGATACATATGGAATTGAGCAAAATAGTAAAACTGGTTTATATAAAGATGTTGTTGACAATAATATTGATTCATCTTTAAAGATTGGACCATATATCACATCTGTCGATGTTACTATCGGCGATCATACAATGGGTTTATTAAATAAAGCAACTGTTAATATTTCAGTTCCAAATCCATCGCGTGATCTAGATCCTATCGAAGACATATGGTTACGTCCAGGTCGTTATATGTCAATAAAAATCAAACATCCAGATTCTGCAATAGTATCATTTCCAACAACAACTGGTTTATTAACACCTAACTCATTACCAGAAAAAGAAAAATTACAAGAACGATACCCGGGGTGGAATATCGATGATATGCTAATGGCAAAATTATCACAGATGAATGAATTTTTATTCGAAGGATTAATTACTAATTTTGAGTTTTCGTATCAAGCATCGGGACAAGTAGATATCACATTATCAATAACAGGAACAGGTAATACGTATACCGATATACAATTGTTTATGCCTAATTCATCTGATAAAGAGAAGAAACAGGAAAAACCATCGGTTGATAATAATCCAACATTTGATCCTAAGATTACAACACCAACAGTTGATCCCAGAACTCAATTACAAACTACTTTAAATAATCCACAAACCGTTGTTGGTAAATCTAGTTTTTATCAGTTATTATATGATAGAGTAGATACATTAATTAAAGCTGAAACAAAGTCATCAACACCAAAAAATACTGGATTTATTAAATTTACTACTGAGAAATCAAAAACATCTAATAATATAACAGATCAATATATCGTATACGGGGAACCATATAACCCAACATACAATCCAGGTAGCCCGATAAATACTACTAATTTTTCTAGATACATAACATTAGGTGCATTAGTACAATTTATTAATGATTATCCTATAGAAAATATAACAGGTTCTGCTCCTGCCGCTTCTGTAAAATGTGATGATATTCAATGTAAAAGTAATTATTATAGTTTTTTAGTATCTAGTACACCAAATGATGTATTGCTATTACCTCAAGATACAAATAAACCAAATGATATGAACTGGTACGGCGATGAAGGTACCGGTGTTATTTATTATAGAAATTTATCAGCTGGTTCTAACATGATATCAATGGAGCAATGGCCAGGTATATATGGCGTATCGCCATCAACTAACATTGATGTTATATACCCATCTCGTATATTACTTAACTTAGAAATGATACAAGATATCTTATATGGAGCTGCAGATGCTTTGGGAGTTAGATCAGGTGGATTAACAAATAATGGTAGTACTGGATTTACATTAAAGTCATTTTTTGCTGTATTGAGTTCGAAAATATCATATGCAACTGGCAAAGCTATTTCTATGCAATTAATAACTCATCCATCGGATCCAACTATATTATTATATGCTGATAGAAAATTTTTAAAAGCTAAGATAACAACATCAGTTGATCCAGTTATACCATATTCAGTACCAATGTTTGCAAATCACCCATATGGTACAATTGTACGAGATTTTAAATTATCTGCAACAATACCTGATAGTGTAAAAACATTATCATATGTATTAAATCAATCAGAAGATGTTAGTCAGGAAGATATTGCACCATACATAAATTACATGTATAATACAAAAAATGCAGAATCTGCAAATCGGTTAGTAACTGAATATTCAGATCGACATAAAAAAGCAATTGCTTCGATATTAGAATCTCGTGCAAAATTTGGTCAATCACCAATGGTACCTGAATTAGAAGTAGCATTATTTCAGGCATTAACAACATATTTAAAATATCCAACAGATTCGATATTAAAAACACAACAATTAACAGCACCAATATTTCCATTCTCTGCTGAATTTACTATTGATGGTATTAATGGATTTAGATATGGAGATGTTTTAACATTTGAGGCATTGCCACTTAAATATAGAAACAATACGGTATTTAGTATTATAAGCATTACACATACAGTTGGTTCTGATGGGCAATGGACTACTAATGTAAGATGTATAATGAGGCCTAATATATCATGAGACAAAAATTATATTATACAGTTGATGAGATAACAACTAATTTATACACATCTGGTTCGGAATGGATGTTTGAAGATGGTGTTGAATATGTCGGATTATATCACTATTACATAACAAATGAAGTATATACTGGAGAAACGTGGAATGCAAAAATATCTCAGAAATTAGTTCCATATAAAAATATAAATGCTACTAGTGTGATATATAATTCTTTAAAACGATTAAATATTAATTTTAAAGAACCATATGCTGTTATTGTTTCTCCAACTGTAGATGATATGAAACGAGGTTCATTTAGTAGATATTTTTTTAAAAAAATAAATGATTCTAGAATTATAGAAATTGATAAAACACAATTTGATATGTATCCGGATAAAATAGATCCGGTGATGTATGATGCAATATATATTGATTGGGTAATTTCTGGAGAATTAACTGATACTTATATTAATAGTGTATTTAATAGAGGTGTTATAACAAAAAATCGTTTAACTACTATCGCAGCAGAACAACGACTACCTGGTATGATAAATGTATTAACTAATTATTCAGAATTTTATTTAAATACTGATATCTCAACACCAAAAGATATCAACGCATAAATTTGGTTTATTAATTTATTATTCATATAATTATGTTGTATGGTAGTAGATGATTTAACAGATTTAAATGCATTATTCACATATATACATGATCGTAAAACATTAATAGTCCCGATATTAGCAGATCCTAATTTGCATGTATCGCAAAATAATGTTTCATGTATATATGTTTATACTGAGGATGGTGTAGAACGAATAGTACCTATCCGCCATACTGAACAACTCATATCCTTTTCCGAACATCTAAGCAGATTCCTCGAGTTATCAAGTGTCTTTGTGTATGACAAGAAACAATGGCTACAATTGGGCGGAAACAATACCGTATGGGATATTAAGACACTTTGGTGGTATACTTACGGAGAAGCCTATGATGAAACTCATTATTATACCACAGCTCATACATTTTATTGGAGACGTCATCAAACATTGAACAATGTTAATGCACTTGTTCCATTAATGCAACATTTAGCAATGTGTCAAAAAATACGAAAGTATGCATGGCCAATGTGTATAAATTCTAAATTAACAAAATCATATTTACAGTTCAATGAGTTATATCCAGAAACATTTGCTGCAATTGAACGAAACGGATTGCATGTAACTTCAGAATTTAAATTGCCTGAGTTGATTCATAGCAATAACCGAGTTTATAGTAATTATCATTATCATACCACAACTGGTAGACCTAGTAATGCATATCGAGGATTCAACTTTGCTGCAATGAACAAAGAAGATGGCACACGTGATGCATTTTGTAGTAGACATGAACGTGGTGCTTTGGTTGAAATGGATTTTGATGCATACCACGTAAGACTGATTGCTAGATTAATTGGTTATAATTTACCAACCGGTTCAGTGCATGAATATTTTGGTAGATTTTATTTTGACACAACTACATTATCAGAAGAACAATATGATCAAGCAAAACAAATAACATTCCGGTTATTGTATGGAGGTATTGATTCTGAATTTTTATCAATTCCATTTTTTAAACAAGTAAATGATTTTATTTATGATTTGTGGCGACAATGGAAAGCAAATGGATTTATTAAAACACCGATATTGCATCGTACAATTAGTTCTGACACTATCAAAAACATGACAGCAAATAAATTATTCAATTATTATTTACAGTCAGTAGAAACAGAAGTATCGGTGCAAAAATTACAACAAGTTCAACAAATATTAAACGATACTGAAACATGTATAATTCTATATACATATGATAGTATTTTGATAGATTGTAATTTAAATGAAATAAAAATTATATCAGATATACGATATTTATTAGAGAAAGGTGGATTTCCGGTAAAAATAAAATACGGAGTTACTTATGGTAATATGCAAGAAATAAAAAAATGATTGGAATTTATAAAATTATATCGCCGACTAATCGAGTTTATATTGGACAATCAATTGATATTGAAAAACGATGGAAATCATATAAAGCTAATCATAATTATCATTCACAAACTAGATTAAAAAATTCAATTGATAAATATGGTATCGAAACTCATCAATTTATTCTGTTAGAAGAATGTGAAATTTCTTATTTAAACGATCGTGAACGTTATTATCAGGATTTATATGATGTATTAGGACCGCGTGGTTTAAATTGTAAATTAACTACAACCGAATCTAAATCGGGAAAAAATTCTATAGAATCAAATATCAAACGAAGTATAACTCAAAAAGGAAAATCAACCGGACCGAGACCAGATGTAGCCAAACGAAATAAAATAGTACATACCGGAAAGATTATATCTGAACATCATAAACAAATTCTTCGATCTAGAAAGGGTATGTGGAAACATTCTGATGAAACAAAGAATAAAATAAAGATGTCTAATTCTGGCAAGTTTAAAACTGCAGAACATAAATTAAATATGGCAAATGCTTGGCTTACTAAAAAAGAAATCTATTGCCCATATTGTACTAAATTTAGTAAAAATGCATCTAATATGACTCGTTGGCACTTCGATAATTGTAAAAATAAACCTTGAAGTTATTATGTTATATATTTATAGTAAAATGAATATTATATCGTTATGAATATAAAATCAATACTTACCGAATGGACTTATAGATTACCTAAAGGGTATCCAACCTCAGATTCTGATTATCAAATTTTAGATATGGTACTATCAGAGATGACTTCATTAAACTCGACAGAACGAAAAAAGATTGTTGACAAAGCTCGTGGAATAAATGAACAACCAGAAGATCCTATCGAAGAACCACAACCAACTTCAATAGATTTTTCGGAGATAGGATTGCCAGCAGATATTGTACGACAAATACAAATACAATATGATGCATTATCAGACAATGAAAAAGCTGAGTTTGATAAAAATTATAGAGCACATACAATACAATCATATGTCGAACGAGGATACAAAGCATTTGAAAAATTCTTTTTAGTGAATGTAGGAGGTGCACGTGGTGGTATGGGTAATGGTGAGATTGCTGTATTGTTGGGTGTAGCTGATTCTAAACCAGGTGGTACCGCTCAACACGATATTGTGATGCCATATGGTGAATGGGAAGTTAAAGAATTAAAAAGTGGTAAATTTGACCCGGCAGCAGAAGGGTTAGCATCTAAATTTGCATTAACCGAAAAGATACAATCTTTTTATAAAGATATTGTATTGCCAGTTGACCAAATTGGAGATCCATATCAACAATTACATCATTTAGTAGATTCTAGTTCACATGAACAACTTAAACGTTTAATTATGATATTCGAAACACGTTTTTCTGAAGCAATTGATTTAGACAAGTTACAATCATATGAATGGAAGAAATCTGCCATGTTTAATTGGTATAACGGATTTAAAGAATTACATGACATATTTTATAAAACTAAATTAGATACATCAGTTAAGGATACACGTTTAACAGTTAACACTGATGGTAATGAAGAATCATATTGGATTGATGATGAGGATGCTAGTTCTATACGACAATCAGCTGGTACCGATGATACTGCAGATATATTAATCGGAGATCCGGTATCTGATAGCAATAATGATATTATAATATGGTTTAAACGTGTTGCTCGTAACGAATTTATACGTGAACCTAATAATTTTATTGTAGAATTGAATAGAGTTAAATCTTCATTTTTTCAAAATATAGCTGGGCTAATATGGTATGATTATAGAAACCCAGTACCTCATATCGGATTGCCAGCAGATTTTGCCGTTGATACCGTATCACAAGGTAGATATCGTTTTGTATTAAAAAATGTATCGGCAAATAATGGTTATTCATATATAGAACAACAATCATAAGGAACATGTAAATTGAAAACGCAATTACTGTGCACATTCGCACATAAATCAGATATAAACATCATAACAGACTATATACAACACAATTACGAAATACCAGAATCTAGAATATTTGTGTTTGCTAATTCAACTGTACCTAATACATTATATTGCACATATAATGCAATGGAATCAAATCGAAGAGGTCAGAATACTATTAGCATCCATCGAAAAAAAGAAACAAACACATTGTATACGGTTAATGCATTAAACGAAGTTATACGAGCAGTGAACAATGGAGTGTTGGATAAATCATATCAATTAGATTGGCAACAATATCAAAATTCATTTATACTTACAGACGACGAAGGTTACCGTATAATTAATTTAGTATTTTTTAAGAAGATTATTTGGTAATCTAATATTTATTATATATAATACAGAAAAAATTAGGAAAAATATGTCAAAACGCAATTTAGAAAATATCTTAGCAGAAAATATGCGTAGATTCGGTACTAAGAATCTAAACGAACAACCTTATTACGGTAAAGGTAGAAGAAATCCAGCGGCTGATGAATACCGACCACAAGGTCAAGCAGTTGAACCAACTCCAACAGAATGGGATGAATTGATTGACCAATTAAACAATGATCCTCGTTTTACTACACATACCGGTGAGCAAAAACAATTTGTTAAAAATAATGAAACAGGTAAAAGTTTTGCAATCCAATGGGATACGATGGAAGGATATTGGAGAGCACCGGGTGCTGACACGAAAGCCGAAGATGTTGTTGCGATGGCAAGAAAAGAATATGGCTTAAGTGGTGGAACTGGAAATGGGTTGACTGATGATGAAATGTTAGATATTATAATGTCATATGCCCAAGATCCTGATGACGCTGAAGCAGCATTGCAAGATTATAAAGAAACTGGTGAATTTAGTGATCCTGCATTAGAAGCTAATGTAACTAGAGATCCTAGATGGAAATAAATTAAATACTATACAACTTAAGTAGGCAGAAATGTCTACTTTTTTTGTGTACTAATATTTATATATGTATTAGATATAATAAAAAACTTAACAAATAACTTGGAATTATAGAATTAATTATCTATAATATAATTAATAAATAACATAAATTAATAACTTAACAAAAGGCAAAATTATGGCTTTAAATTTGGATGCTATCAAAGCAAAACTTAACCAATTAAACAAGAGTGACGAAAAGAAAAACAATTTGTGGAAACCAGAAAATGGTAAGACACGTGTTCGTATCGTCCCTTATGTACACAGAAAAGATAATCCGTTCTTGGAATTATATTTTCACTATGACATTGCAAAAAAATCAATGTTATCTCCAATCACATTTGGCAACGCTGACCCAATTGTAGAATTCGCAGAAAAATTAAAGAAAACTGGTGACAAAGATGAATGGATCATGGGTCGTAAAATCGAACCTAAGATGAGAACATATGTACCAGTAATCATCCGTGGTAAAGAATCTGAGGGTGTTAAATTTTGGGGATTCGGTAAACAAATCTACACTGAATTGTTATCAATCATTTCAGATCCAGATTATGGTGATATTACAGACTTAATGAATGGTCGTGATATTGATGTAGAATTTACACCAGCAGAGGGTGGAGGATTTCCTAAAACGGCAATTCGTGTTAAGCCAAATACACAACCAGCAACTGAAGATAAATCTATTGCTGAAAAAATCATGAACCAACCTGAAATCACTGACATTTTCCCAGAACCATCATATGATGAGTTACAGAAAGCTCTTGAAGAATGGATGAATCCTGAGAATGCAGATGCGGATGTAGAAACATCTAATAGCACTAGCGCTGATGCATCTGAACCAGCTACAACAAAAGCACCAGCTAATAAAGTTGAGAATGTAGCTGACGCATTTAATGATTTATTTAACTAAGGAGTAACGAAATGGCAAAGAGTAAAAGCAAACTAGAACTGGAAGATGCTTTAGCAAATACATTAGCAGAAAGTATCAATAAACAGTTTAAAGGTCAATCATTGAAAACTGCATTCTTTTTAGAAGGCGATGATGATTCTCCTAGTAATGTATCCGAATGGATTTCATCTGGTTGTGATATGCTCGATTTAGCAATTTCAAATCGACCGAACGGAGGATTCCCAGTAGGTCGAATTACTGAAGTTACCGGATTAGAAGCATCAGGTAAATCGTTATTAGTATCCCATGTAGCCGCTGAAACACAGAAAAAAGGTGGATTAGCAGTTTATATTGATACTGAGTCTGCATCGAGTGCAGAGTTTATGTCAGCTATCGGTGTTGATTTAAAAACAATGCTTTATGTACCATTAGAAACAATTGAAGAAATATTTGAAACAATTGAAACTATAGTAGAGCAGGTTCGTAAATCAAACAAAGATCGATTAGTTACAATTATTGTGGATTCGGTAATGGGTGCGTCTACTAAGATAGAAATGGCCGCTGAATATGACAAAGATGGTTATGCAACAAGTAAATCAATCATTTTATCAAAAGCAATGCGTAAAGTTACAAACTGGATTGCTCGAGAAAATATTTGTTTGATATTTACAAATCAGTTACGAACAAAGTTAGGTGTATCATTTGGAGACCAATGGACAACATCAGGTGGTAAAGCAATTCCATTCCACGCATCAGTTAGATTGCGTTTAAAAAATACCGGAATGATTAAAGCAAAGATTAATGGTGTTGAACAAGTTGTTGGTAGTAAGACAGAAGTACATGTTGTGAAAAATCGTATGGGTCCTCCACATAGAAAAGTAAATTATGACATTTACTATGATAGTGGTATTGACAATTATGGTGGATGGTTAGAGATAATGAAAAAGTTTGATCTAGTTAAACAAGCAGGTGCTCATTACACATTAGATGATACTGATATCGAAACAGGTGAAGTGTTTGGTGAAATTAAATTCCAATCAAAAAACTTCGTAGAAAAAGTTATAGAGAACAAAGAAATAAAAGATCGTTTATATGCTAGGTTATGTGAAGCATACATTTTCAGATACCAAGCTGGTATCGACGGTGGTATAGACGATGTTATTGTTACGGATGAAGTTATTGATGAAGAAGGATAGATGAATAAATATCAACAATTATTCAAACAATTACAACAAGAAAAGGATAGTGCTCCGTCAAGTGTCAATGATCATATCATGGTGTTTGACGGCACTAACACTTTTATACGTAGTTTTGGAGCAACGCCATCAACAAATGAAGATGGTGAACATATCGGAGGTATCACAGGATTTTTATTTTCAATTGGTAAGGCAATTAGAGATTTTAAACCTAGTAGATGCATTGTGGTATTTGATGGTAGAGGTGGATCTGCTCGTCGTAAAAAGATTTATGGAGACTATAAAGGTAACCGAGCAAATAAAACTAGATTAAGACGACATGATCATCATTTTGCTAACATTGAAGATGAACAAGAAGCAATGCGTTATCAATTTAGCAGGTTAGTTTCTTATTTAGATAATTTGCCATGCACACTTATTTCGATTGATGGTATTGAAGCTGATGATACGATTATGTATATTACTGATATGTATAAAGATATCAGTAAAAAGATTACAATTGTATCAACTGATAGAGATTTTTATCAATTAGTAAGTCCAGTAGTGCAGATCTGGTCGCCTATCAAAAAGAAGATGTACAACACTCAAGATGTGGTAGACGAATTTGGGGTTCATCCGAATAACTATGTCGTATACAGAACGTTTACTGGCGATAATTCGGATAACATACCAGGAGTAAATGGCTTTGGTGATAAAACTATATTAAAATGCTTACCTGAGCTAGCAAATGAGCAAGAATTTACGCCAGATGACTTATTTACTAAATCGGAATCATTATTAAATGAGGCAAAGATTGGTAAAAAATATCAAACCATTTTAGATTCGCGTGAAATTATTGAAAAGAATTATCAATTAATGAATTTAAAGTTATTGGATATCTCAGCAACACATACTTCGAATATACGACAAATTATAAATGGATCAATTCCATTATTAAATAAACTCGAGTTTCAAAGAATATTCATGGAAGATAAAATGTGGACTACCATGAAGAATTTGCCGGAATGGTTAACTCGAACATGGTTATCATTAAATGCATTCGCACAACAAACGCATAAATAATTTGGATTTTAAGTACAAATTATATATATTGGTTATATGACAGATAGATTAAGTGAATACGGTTGGAGCTTTCAAGTTAAAGTTTTGGCAGCAATGTTTTCGGATAGAATATTTTTACAACAAATTGCTGATATAATTCGCCCTGAGTATTTCGAATCAGATGCGAACAATTGGTTATTAGAAGTTACTTTAAACCATTTTATTACTTATAAAACACCTCCATCAAAAGATGTGTTAAAAGTTAAAATTACTGAATTAAGTGATGATGGACCTGAAGCTATATTAAAAGCTTCTATATTAGAGCAGTTAAAAGAAGTACTTCGTTATACAGAATCAGATGATCTATCATTTGTGAAACACGAAATATTAAATTTCTGCAAGAATCAAGAGATTAAACGAGCGATAATGGATTCGGTTAGCTTATTGAAAATGGGTAACTATGATGAAATTAAAACTAAAATAGATACTGCTATGAAGGCAGGTGCTGATACTGATATCGGTTTAGATTATAAAAATACAGTTTCAGCTCGTTATGAAGAATCAGCTCGTAGTACTATTACAACAGGTTGGGATGTAGTTGATGATTTGATGGATGGAGGTTTAGCACCTGGTGAATTGGGAGTAGTAATGGCACCTGCTGGTATTGGTAAATCTTGGTTATTGATTAATATTGGTGCTAATGCAGTGAAAGCTGGTAAAACAGTTATACATTACACATTAGAGTTGAACAAAGAATATGTTGGACAACGTTATGACTCAGTATTAACAGGTATTAATGCACAAACATTAAAACATCATTTAGAGACAGTACAAGATACTATGGATTCACTTAAAGGTGAATTAATTGTTAAGTATTTTCCAACTAAGTCAGTAGGTGTAATGGGTCTTAAAGCTCATTTAGAAAAAACAATAATGCTTGGACAACAACCTGAATTAGTAATCGTGGATTATGGTGATTTGCTAAAAATTAATACTAAAAAGGATAAGCATGAAGCTCTTGAAGAACTATATGAGGAATTACGAGGAATGGCAGGAGAGTACAATGTTCCTGTGTGGACAGCTTCTCAAGCAGGTCGTTCAGCGTTGGAAGACGATATCATTGAAGCTGACAAAATTGCGTCGTCATATGGTAAAGTGATGGTGGCTGACTTTTTAATGTCATTGTCTAGAAAAGTTGAAGATAAGATGTCAGGAACAGGACGTGGACACGTAATTAAAAATCGTTTTGGGCCAGATGGTATTACACTACCTAGTAAGATTAATACTAATAATGGTCAGTTTCAATTCTTCGAACCACAAACAACTCAGGGTAAGCAAACTACTCAAGTAATGAAAAGTGGTGAGAATATAATGAAGAAAAATTTAGCTCAAAAATTTAAAGATATGGGCGGAAGTTTTGGATAAAACGATATATATACTAAATAAGGTCCGAGTAGAAATACCCGGTCCTTTTTTTGTCTAAAAACTGTTTTTATAAATAAAGAAGAAGATTACATTATGTATGTTACAACACAGAAAAGCGAACTTTTAACGCCACGATTAGCATTTAAACCATTTAGATATCAATGGGCATATGATTACTGGTTTCAGCAACAAAATGCACATTGGATGTTTCAGGAAATTAATATGCAAAAAGACATTTCTGATTGGAAGAATGAATTGTCTGAAAAAGAAAAAAGTGTTATTGGACAAATTCTTAAAGGATTTTTTCAGTCAGAAACTCAAATTGCAGATTACTGGAGTACTTATGTGACTAACTGGTTTCCCGTACCTGAAATAAGAATGATGGCACAGACATTTGGAGCATTTGAGACAATACATGCAGTGGCATATTCTTATTTAAATGAAGTATTACATTTAGAAGATTATGAAGCATTTCTTCATGATCCAACAATCATGAACAAATTAGATGTATTAATTAATGTGGATAAAAATGATGATTCATTAACTAATATTGCTCGTTCATTAGCATTATTTAGTGCATGTGCTGAGGGTATTCAATTGTTTTCTTCTTTTGCTATTATGCTTTCACTGAGAAAGAAAAACTTAATGACAGGTATTGGTCAGCAAATGATATTTTCAATTCGAGATGAATCATTGCATTCAGAAGCTGGTTGTAAACTATATAATACATTAATTGATGAAAATCCTGGTTTATATGATGCATCATTGGAATATGATATTATCACCGGATTTGATTTAGCATTACGAAATGAGTTTGCATTTATTGATGAAGTGTTTAAATTAGGTGATTTGGACACAATTACTAAAGCACAAGTTCAAAATTTTATGTATGACAGAGCAAATAGAAAGTTAAAGGAATTAAGAGTTAATCACTCATATCCAGTAGACGAAGAATTGCTTAAAGAAATGGATTGGTTTTACATATTAGTATCAGGTGAACAACAAACAGACTTCTTCTTTAATAGAGAAACAGGATACGCAAAACCAAATGCTGATTGGGAAACAGAGGAATTATTTTAATAATTAATATATATGACAGAAAAAATAGAAACACACCCAATTGCCAAAAAATTAGGTTGGAAAGTTGGAGAAGATTTCCCAGTTGAAGGAAATAACGCATTATATTTAACTACAATACAAGGTGAATATTTGCAAAAAGGAGAAACACCTAATCAAGGTTATAAACGATTAGCAAGTACTGCTGCAAAATATCACAATGATCCTACACTAGAACCTAGATTCTATGATATTTTATCAAAGCTTTGGTTAATACCATCAACACCAGTATGTGCTAATTTTGGAACGGATAGAGGACTTCCAATTTCATGTTTCTCAGGCAAAGTTGCCGATGATATGTTTGAATTAAATCGTAAGAGTACGGAAATGTCAATGCTTTCAAAAGCAGGTGGCGGTACAGCATATGATTTTTCATCTATTAGACCAATTGGATCTCCTATTAGAAATGGAGAGAATGGTAAATCAGATGGTATCATTCCATTTATTAAAGGTTATGATTCTTGGATATTAGCATCTAAACAAGGAAGTTTAAGACGTGGTGCAGTTGCAATTTATTTAAATGCAGAACACGAAGAATTTCCTGAATTTTTAGAAGTTAGAGAACCAAAAGGTGAAGTTCAAAGACAATGCCATAACATACATCAAGGGGCAATATTCACTGATGAGTTTATGGAAAAGGTTATTGAGAAAAACGGCAAAGAAAGAGAATTGTGGTTGTCTACTTTGAAAAAACGTGTTAAAACAGGTGAACCTTATACAATGTTTATTGATAATGCAAATAAGGTAGTTCCAGAATGGTGGAAGACACACGATTTAAAAATACATCATTCAAATTTATGTTCTGAAATATTTTTACCAACTGATGCAAATCACTCATTAGTTTGTTGTTTAAGTTCATTAAACTTAGCAAAATATGATGAATGGAAAGATACCGATACAGTATTTTTATCAACATTGTTTTTAGATGCAGTTATTTCAGAGTTTTTAGAAAAAGCAAAAGATATTAACGGAATAGAAGATACAGTTCGTTTTGCTGAAAAATCTAGAGCATTAGGTTTAGGTACATTAGGATGGCATTCATATTTGCAATCTAAAATGATTCCATTTGCTGGTTTAGAAGCAAGATCATTAACTAGAATTATATTTGGTGATATTCGTAAAAAAGCAGAAGAAGCTACTATATGGATGGGAGAAAAATTTGGATCTCCATTGTGGTGTGAAGGAACTGGTAGACGTAATTTAACATTGTTAGCAATTGCACCTAATCGTAGTTCATCTAAATTAGCAGGTGGAGTATCACAAGGGGTTGAGCCATTAGCAGGTAATGTATATGTTGATGACGATGCAAAAGGACTTCATATTAGAAGAAATCCTTATTTGGAAAACTTATTAATTGACAAAGGCAAAAACTTGCCAGAAGTATGGGATCAAATATCAGAAGATAAAGGTTCTGTACAAAATATTAGATGTTTAAGTAAAGAAGAAAAAGAAGTATTCTTAACATTCAAAGAAATTAATCAATTAGAATTAGTTCGACAAGCAGCAGTTCGTCAAGACTATTTAGATCAGGGACAGAGTATCAATTTAGCATTCTTTCAAGATGCACCCGCTAAATGGATTAACAAAGTTCATATAGAAGCTTGGGCATTAGGATTGAAAGCATTGTATTATTTGAGATCAGAATCTAACTTAAGAGCTGATTCGAAAATGCAAAGAGATTTATACTCAGAATGTTTATCGTGTGAAGGATAGGAAATTAATTAGGGTAGAAATACCCTAATTTCTTGGTTTATTAAATAAAATATCTTATAATATAGATAAGAAATAAAGTTATGACAAAAGAACAAAGAAAAAACTTAGAACTTGTTAAGTCAGGTTTCGCAAATGGTATCTCAACTCAATTAGCACATAAACAGGCAATTTATGGACCAGATGCTAAATTAACTGATTTAGAAAAACAAGAAATAATTGAATCCGCTGCATTTCATTATGGTGAATTTCTTCGTGCACTAGGAGTAGAATGGGAACAAGATCCAAATTCAGATAACACACCTAAACGTGTAGCAAAGGCATATGTTAATGATTTGTGGAAAGGTAGATATGAGCCAATGTCAGACATTACATCATTTCCTAGTGACGGATATGACGGCATAGTATTTGAAGGAGGTATTCCATTAACATCAATGTGTTCACATCATCATCAAACAATTGAAGGATTAGTTCATATTGCATATATTCCTGCAGAAAATGGTCAAGTTGTCGGTTTAAGTAAATTGAATCGAGTAGTAGAAAATTTTGGTAGGAGAGGTGCAATTCAAGAACAATTAACAGTTGCAATTCAACACGCAGTTAATGAACTTATTACAGATAACCAAGGTGTGGCTGTAATGATTGAGGCAACTCATAACTGTGTATCATGTAGAGGTGTTAAGCATCGAGGTGCATCTATGAAAACGGCAAAACTATCTGGAGCTTTCCTAGAAGATGGTAATGCAAGATCAGAATTTTATCAATTTGTAAAAGGTTATAATAACTAATGGCACGTTATATTTCAACAAAATTATTTGAAAATTATTCAGTAGCACTTCGTCAATGGAGAGCTTCACATTCACATTGTGAATTGTTACATGGATATGCTTTAAAGTTTAAAGTATGGTTTGCATCTAATGAACCAGATGTTGACAAACAATTAGATGATATGAATTGGATTGTTGATTATGGTGGGTTTAAGACTCCTCCTAAAGGCAATGGTTTAAAAGATTGGATGGATCATATGTGGGATCATACCTTATTAATTGAAAAAGATGATCCATATATAGATTTATTTGAAACTATGGCAATGGAGGGTATCTGTGCTTTAAGAGTTTTAGATAAAATGGGTGCAGAATCATGTGCTAAAATGGTTTATGATAAATTCAATGAAGTTTTATCAAAAACAGATGCTGGTAGATGTAAATGCATCAAAGTAGAATGTTTTGAAAATGATAATAATTCATCAATATACGAAGAATAATGGAAAGAATAGTTACAACCTGGGAAGAAAATGGTATGCAATATACCATTACTGCTAAACCAATTACTGTAGTAAATACACCAACTCAACCGAATACAACTAATCAGTTAATATCAATATTTGAATATCTAGGTGGAAAGACTCCGGAACGAGGTACTGGTGATAAAGTTTATAAACACGCAAAAAAAATTGGTGCTAAAATCGAAACTAAAGATATTGAGACTAGAAACTATACTGGTAAAATTATGTTGTATGAACGATCTTTTTTAGATGTATATTTTAATCAAAATACGTATGCTACACAACCATTATCTATGCCAGAGCCTGAAATGGATTTTGATGATGATTTACCATTCTAATTAGAAAAAACAATGAATAAACGAATAACAGATTACAATAAGGTATTACCTATAGTTGAATTGTATAGATGTGTACAAAGCGAAGGAAGTCGTTTCGGTAGACCTACTATAGCAATTAGAACTACAGGTTGTACTCATAGATGCTATTTCGGAGAAGGTGGTTGGTGTGACTCTTGGTATACAAGTATACACCCAGAAAAAGGTACATTTACTTTCAACGATATTATTAAGATATATGATGAAAATCCACATATTACAGAAATGATGTTAACAGGTGGTTCGCCTACAATGCACCCTGCATTAGTAAATGAGCTTACGCATTTTGCACATGAAAGAAACATTCTTATTACTATTGAGACTGAAGGCTCACATTTTATTGCTACTGATTATCCTATTGGGCTATTATCTATTAGTCCTAAGTTTAGCAATAGTATTCCCGTTGTGGGTGTTGCTACACCGCAGGGTTCGATCACGGATTCGAAGATGGTAGATCAGCACAATAAATTTAGATTAAATTATACAGAAATGGCTGCGATGATATCATTTCATTCAGATTATCATTATAAACCAGTATGGGATGGTACTATAGAGAATCTAAAAGAAATTGAAGAATGTAGACAATTTTTAGAAATTCCTAAAGAAAAAACATATATCATGCCAGCTGGTGATACTAGAGAAGAATTAATAAAAATGTATCCAATTGTGTTTGATATGTGCGCAGAACAAGGATATAATATGACAGGCAGGGATCATATCATTGCGTTTGATACAAAAAGAGGAGTATAATGAAACAGTTAATTTATTTTGGAGCGGAGTGGTGCGGTCCATGCAACTCAATAAAACCACAATTACAAGCATCTGGATTGTCAATTAAATATGTAGATGTAGATGCTGACCCTAAAATTGCAGAATATTATAGTATACGAAATGTTCCTACTATAATATTAACAGATTTAAATGGGGATGCATTAGATAAAAAAATAGGCAATGCAATTACAGTACAAGCTGTAAAGGATATGTTAACTAAATAAATAAAAGGAATAAGTTATGAAATGGAAACCGATTGGTGATCAAGTTCTATTAAAAGAACAAAAGAAATCAGATAAAACTGCGAGTGGTCCTTCTC